TCAATCGGCGCGTGATGTTGCTATGCTTGAAAAACAACGCTTGCTCGATGAAGTTTACTCAGCCGAAATCAAATCCCGCATGGCTGAAATCGAAGCCGAGTTTGCAGGCAAGACCGAAGCGGTAAATGAAAACATTGCCGCACTTGAAGCCGAAATCAAACAGGCTATCATTGCACATGGCGCAAGCGTCAAAGGTTCTGTGTTTCATGCGGTCTTTGCCAAAGGTCGCATTTCGTGGGATACAAAATCTCTCGAAGGTTATGCAACCGCTCATCCTGAATTGCTTACGTTCCGCAAAGAAGGTGAGCCGTCCGTCAGTATCCGTGTTGCAAAATAGGCACGGGGTCTAACACCGCGTGCACCTGACGCGGGTGGGCGGTGGTCACAATCGGACAGGTTATGACCACCCGCGCAGGTAACGCAATCCGTTGGGTTGACTATTTGCAAGAAGAAAGGAGTTTGAAATGGATTACTTTGATAAACATATCAAGCAACTGAAACGAGAAGCCGCCTTTTGCGAGAAGCATGGGCATACCATCGGTAAGGTTAACCGAGTACATGGCGCAAATGTTCAGTATAAATGCGCCAAGTGTGGTCACGAAATTTGGTATCTGCAAGACGAGCCGCTTGTGTCAATGAAGCCGCAACCCAACACAGCGTTCAGCGGACGCTTCGCCACGTGGCTCTTCGGAAAATTATCTGGTTCTGGCTCGCGCCGCTAACGCAAGCCGTTAGCCTGCTTACTTGCAGGCGGAGGTATCAAATGAAAATGGTGTTCAAAGTAAAAATTCATCTCAAAGACCGCTCGCACAATATTTATAATGTGGTTGCTAAAGATGATATTGAAGCACGCACAAAAGCCGAAACGATGGAAGTTCAGTCTTTCAATGAACTTACAAATGCTCCTTATCCTGGAACGGCTTATTGTGAAACTGAATTTGTCTGCGAAATAGACGCAGGCTAACAAAGCGTGCACTGGACGGTGGGGATTCTGTGGCATTTTCAGCAGTTTCCTCGCCCGAAGTTTTATCCACTTTACTGGCATTCTCTACCCCTCCCCACCGCCAGTAACGCAATCCGTTGGGCGGCTCTCGCTCAACAAAGGAGAATCGCATGAAACTGAATAAGAAAATCGAAGAATTATTTGATGAGTATTTGTCAACTTTGGATGATACCGACAAAGATCAAACCTATGATACCGATAGAGGAATTGCCCGCACTGGTATTCGTGGCTTTCAGGAATGGCTTGCTCAACAGAAACGCCGCCCAACAAAGCGTGCAGTTGACGTGGGGCGGGCTAGCGAAATTAAGGGCGAAGGTAATACCGCCCCACGTAACTAACGCAAACCGTTAGCCCGCTCTGGCTGTTCAAATGAGCAACAAAGGAAAATAGTCATGTCTCAAAACGCAAGTGTAGTATTCGAGTTAGCGATGGACGCTGAATTCGTAGATGGTAATTTGGCGGAAGCAATCACCCTGTACGAAGCTGCCGCGCAGTTGTACATTGAGCAGGGATCACCCGCAGACGCGGAGGTCTGTCAGCACATGGCAGAAATCGTAAACGAGAAAGCGGGCTAACAAAGCGTGCACCTGACGCGGGTGGGCGGTGGTCACAATCGGACAGGTTATGACCACCCGCGCAGGTAACGCAATCCGTTAGAAGGCTAAAACATGTTCACTTTGCACAACGGCGATTGTCTCGAATACATGAAGTCCCTGCATCCCAAATCGGTTGATGTGTCATTCACTTCGCCCCCTTACAACAGGAAGCGAAACGATAAATATAAGAATTACACCGATCAGGTTGAAGATTATTATGGTTGGATGTGTGATGTCATTGATGAATTACTGCGAGTTACAAAGCGTCATGTGTTTTTCAATATTCAGGCTAATTACTACAATCGCCAAGATGTCTATAAAATCATTGGCAAATATTCTGAAAAGATTGTGGAGATTGTTATTTGGGAGAAAGATAACCCAATGCCTGCAAGCGGTCTGAATATCACAAACGCGGTTGAATACTTTATAGTTTTAGGTGATGAGCCTTTGCGCTCAAACAGAACGTACACCAAAAATGCTATACATTCATCCGTCAATTCAAAAATGGGTAAAATCCATAAAGCAGTAATGCATCAAGATATTGCAGATTACTTTATATCTACATTCACAAAAGAAGGTGAAAGCGTTTTAGATTGTTTCTTAGGTCTTGGCACAACTGGTATTGCTTGCGTGAAATTCAATCGAGATTTTCAAGGAAGCGAAAAGGATGTTGAGTATTTTTCCATAGCCGAGAAGCGCATACAAGAAGCAGTCTTATCGCAAGGGTTCTTTACGCCTTCTAACAAAAGCGTGAACCCGACAAAGGGGAGTCTGCCGACATCCCAAGCAGAGTCCACGCCTCAAACTTTATTCAATTTAGAAGGCTTGTCCTAGCCCGCCCCTTTGCGGGTTACGCAAGCCGTTGGGCGCTTCGTGGCGCAAGGAAAAACGCATGAACATAAACGATATTACTGAAATACTAAAAACTACCCCACGCATGGGAGCAGAAAAAGACGAACCAGAAGGAACACGATTTATCAAAATAAGCGATTCTCTTGCAAACAAAATTGTACGAGAATTAGAGTCATGGATTGAAGGCTCTACTTGGGAATTGCCAGAAGGATGGCACGATGAACCTACGCCAAAATTGATAGGCGAGAATATTGCAAAAATAAATGAAATCCGTAATAGGTTGGACGAGATGGGAATTGACGCTCATTTGACCCAAGTTTTTTACAGCGTTTATAAAACTTTTGCAATATTCAAAACGTCCAGTAATCGAGAAGGGAAAATTATATTGCACAATGGTAAATGGGAATTACTCTGGAAAGATGAGTCTGACCCACTATAACGCGCCCAACAAAGCGTGCACCTGACGCGGCTACTGTGTAGCCGTTCAGAAGTGCGCGGCAGAAACCGCCGCGCAGGTAACGCAAACCGTTCGGCGTAAAGGAGCAAACGATGATAATAAATGAACCATCTCGCATGTATGCCGCGCTTCGTTGCATTGAAAGCGAACTCGAAAAAGAGAAGCCTTCCATAGCGACTATTCGCGCAATCATTCTTGAGTCAGGGCGTGAATTACGCCCAACAAAGTATGCACTTGACGGGGGCTACGCCCCTGTCAGCCTGCATGTTTTGCAAACAAAATCCCGCAAGGCGAAGGCTCGGCGCGGATACCGCCCCCGCAAGTAATACAGCCGTTAGAAAGCAGGGCTAGAGGTGTCGCTAATGAAGTTACTTGATCTATATTGTTCCGCAGGTGGCGCAGGTTATGGTTTTAGTTTGTTGGGTTTTGATGTAGTAGGCGTGGACATCAAGCCTCAACCACATTATCCATTTGCCTTTCACCAGGCGGATGCCCTCGAATTTCTAGCGGCTCATGGAAGCGAGTTTGATTACATTCATGCAAGCCCACCATGTCAGGCACACTCTGCAATGACAAAAGGCAGGTGGCAAGATAGGGTAAATAATCATCCACAACTTATCGAGCCAACAAGAGAATTACTTTTGAAACTTGGGAAGCCATTTGATATTGAGAATGTCCCTGGTGCGCCGCTTATAAATCCAATTATGCTTTGTGGCACTATGTTCAATCTCACCACAAAACACGGTTCACAGTTGCGCCGTCATCGTTACTTTGAAACAAACTGGCAGGTTGGCTTAGTGCCTCCATGTAACCACAATAAAGGTTCTGCCATTGGTGTTTATGGTGGCGGTCAACATCCTGGGCGCAGAAACATTCCAGCAACAATTGGAGTATATGGTCACGCAGGCGGTTCTAGCAATCGAGATAATCTTTTGCAATTTGGTACACAGGATCGTCGTGACGCAATGGAAATACAATGGATGTCAGGCAATGAATTATCCCAGGCAATCCCACCTGCTTACACAAAGTTTTTAGGTGAAAGGTGGCTTGCAAATACCGCCCTGCTTTCTAACACAGCGTGGAGCGGACTCGTTGAAAGCGGTCGCACTTTGCCCGCCGAAGTTGTGAAAGTTGAATTGTCTGAGCCAGCGTAAAGCCGCTCACGCAAACCGTTAGGCGGACACGCCCTTGAAAGAGGTAAAATGCACAAAAATGAAATTTCGCTAATGGAAAGTCTTGCACAAGCTACTTTGAATGTGGCTGAAAATGAGAAGTGGTCTGCAACTGATGTCACCCGCATGTTGGCTAATATGGCAATGAAAGCCGCCCAACACCTGCGTGCAGTGGATGGGCTTTACTGTCAGCATTGCGGAGAACTCTTGTCCAGCCATCTAGTCACCGAACGGGTCGGTCATTGCCACCACACCAACCACTAACGCAAACCGTTGTGCGTTTCCTTGCTCAACACAATATCTAAAGGAGAAATATCATGGCAAAACAATTTTTACTCGCATCAGATATACAAGAGAACGACCTATCATTTGAACAGGTCGTGAAGCCAGTAATGGCGTGGTTAGCAAAAAATAAACATCCACACATGAGTATCATCATTGATTCTACTCGCGCCGAGTTGGTCGAAGGCGTTGAGTGCGTAGCAACAGATGAGTTCGTGCAAGATTAGCACACGCCCAACAAAGCGTGCACCTGACGCTGGGGATTCTGCGGCAATCTCAAGCAGTTTTCTACGCCTTTTCCTTTTCCCAGTTGGACGGCTTCGCCGTCCCAGCAAAACAGGACTGACCGCGTGGTCAGTCCTGTTTTTGTTCAATCACATTTAGTGACGAGAGCGCGGATATTCTCTGCCTCTCGTTCCGGCTTGCGTTTTGCTCCCAACTTTTTTTATCGTCATTGTTTTTTGCTTTCATAAATTCACCCAATTCTCTAAGAATACTGGTGGTGTTGGAAACACCACATCATCAGGGTTGACAAAATCCTGCGGGATGTCTTTGAGAGCCTGAATATAATCAAGTCCAGCCTCGCGCTCGATGTCTGTTAGTGTGTTGCTAGTTAATACCCATCCAACATTGAGCAATATTTTATTTCTGGTCGCCTTAATTATTTGCCATTTCTCGTCCGCCGTGTGCACATAGTTTGCAATGTTGGAAAAAAGCAATTGAACCTGCATTACGGCACCTCGTAAAAAATGTTCCACGCTATGTAATCACCGGCCGCCACTGTGACCGCTGGTACGGTGCCGAAATTATTACCTACAGTTACAGCACCAGCAAACTGGATTTTCCCAGTATTTGCAAAATACGCCTGTATGTCATAGGTTACATTTACGCTAGCATCATAATATAGGCACGTCCCGCATATCTGAAATAGAGATGCGCCAATTCCGACTACAGGCACAGTCACGGCAATGGCATTTCCAGGCGTCCCTGCTGATGTCGCAGTCATCACTCCCTGAAACATGACTATTTTTCCAAGCTGAAAATATTTTGAATATCCGATTGTTTTTGTTATTGTTGCTGATTGTGTCCAAACGGGTGTAAAAGCTGCCCATGTAAACTGTGCAACTAAATCCGTTTTTAGTTGTGCCATTGTCCTGGCAACCCACGCGCTCGCCTTGCCTTGCAGGATACTATCATTGACTACTGCGGGCAATTCGTCGCCCGTATTATTTCCTGATAGATTAGACCCTGTGACTGGACCCACAATGGCTAAACTTTTATCATTTCCAAACGTAGCCGCAAGCGACTCTGTTTCAGATCCATTTGGGGTTGTATAAATTTCAACTCGTGTTCCAGCCGCAGTGGGTGTGAAATTTTCATTTGCTACTAGCCTGACCTCTGCAACAGTGGATGACCAATCTGTCCCTACTCCATCCACGGCGGGAATAGTTTGCTCTGCCCCTCTCGCATTCACGCGGCCTAGCATTTGATTTATTTTGACGTTGGTAGCGGAGAGCCATGTTCCATCTTGCGTCAGAAATGTCACAGATGGCGACCGCGCAGAGTTTACAGAATAAACCCTATATGCAGGACTGTCTGTTTCGTCTCCTCCAAGGTTGACTTTGTTTTTCCCTCCCCAGGAAAGTCTGCTTAAAATCGTACCTATATTGAGCGATTTCAACAATTTGAAATAAGCGAAGTCGGTATCACCTCCGAATGCTCCTCCGTCATTGAACTGGATCTCCGTGTCAGCCCCTGCCGGAGTTCCCCCGCTCATAGTTTCTATCTTGTCGCGTATGGCGTTTTTCGTTGCAGGCTCAAGGCTTTCGTCCCATGCTATTGCATCGTAAGCCTCATCAAGAATTATTGGATTGCTTGAAAATGTCTTAACACCTGCGATTGTTTGATCGCCAGTGAGAGAAACAAAGATCGCATTCAGTAAAGTTTTTATGCTACCCCACAAAATCTTTCCCAACTTTCCAGTAGTGTTCTCCCAAAAAGGTATTTCGTCATCATCTGTAAGCGTAGCCACCGGCGCACCATGAATTGCCGCGCCCATATCAAATGAAGAGTTGCTTGAATTTTCAAGATGGTCAGCCAGTGCCTCAAAACTATTGATGTACTCTCCGATCTTTCCTAATGGTTTATCGCCCGCATTTGCAAAAATACCCCCAGCAAATATATTTCCATACAAATTGTTATGGTCATAAGTGACTGCATAAACATCTCCATCCAGTCCGGTTTCTAGTTTTGAAAACGTCTCACCATCCCAGCGGACTATCCTGCCTACACTGGTTAGATCTCCTATTGCAGGAAACGATCCGCCGATAATTAAATCCGCACCGACAACTTTCATCGAATACGGATAGCGAATATAAATTCCGTCCAAAGGAATTCCGCCACCGACACTTGAAAATTCATGAGTGACTATATTCCATCTAGCAATACCCTGTGTGTTTGCAACTTCATCCACATTGCCAATAATTCCACCAAAGTACAAATACCCATTGTACATAGCCAGTGAGAATATTCGTCCGCTATACCCACCAGTCAAAGGATTTATGATTACTCTCGTCCAAACATTACTGGCAATGTCATATTTATATAAACTTGATCCATAGGGTCCGATACCAGAATCAATTGGGAATATCCCGCCGAGATATAAAATCCCGTTGTCAATCACTACGCTTGTTACATCTCTAATTCCTTCCGTAAAATAGCCGAAAGGCGGAGCGTAATTAGTCCATGACCCACCTGCGAATTTTGAAACACTGGAATATTGAGTTGCCCATAAAGTAGTTCCGTCAAGCGCCATGCCAGCAACAGCATTACCAAGCCCCCCATCCATATCATCGAACGTATCTGTCCCTTCCCCCAATACAGTCACGTAAGCCACGGAAACGCCATTTGCGTCTGTGAAATCACCGCCGATATAAATTGCAGAACCTAACGGAACTATCGATCTAACCCTCCCGTTCATTCCGGTCCCGATGGCAGACCACGTGCCTGTTTTTATATCGTACGCTGCAATATTATTTGCAGACACATTGGCTATCTCTGTGAATAATCCGCCTACGTACAAAATACCGCTATCACTAACCGCCATCGACTGGACTACAGTTCCCTGCACATCACCAATCGCCGCCCAAAACCTAGTCTCTAGCAGTCCCGCGTCGTGGGCTGTTGTCCATTCGTTCTTCAGCCATTCTACGTCCTGGGTAAGGCGTAACTCATTATCAAGCAACAGGGAGTTTAGTTCTACTACTACGTTGCTATACTGTGACCCGTCAAAGTCGCATTGTATGCCGAGGATGCGGTAACTAGTTTCAACGCCCATCACGTCCAACATGATACGGTCGCCCATGATGTAATCTTCAAATACACGCGGACCCACGCCGTCATATATTTTGACAGTAATTCCTTTTTGCGGGTCTTTGGAGTTTGCGAGTATCGCTGCGCCATAAGTGGAGGCACTTGTAGATGTCTGCGCTAATCTCGCGTCTAATAATTTCTCACGGCGGCGGCGGTTGGTGATGGATGTATTATCAGTAACGGTAAGATTACCCGCCTTGTACGCTACACGGTAAGCATTGTGTATATCGTCCCCGCGCTCGTCGCTACCAACCTCAACGCAATTGACGCCAACGCGAAAATAAACAGTCTCGCTTTTGTCTGTGCCGAGTCCGTTTTTATAAGCAGATAGAACAAATGTTCCTGCTGAATAATTTATGTCAAAATCAATTCCAGTTTTTGCAAATTTACGCAATACGTCAAGCACAGTCATACCAACGTTGAAAGAATAATCCTCGCTGTCTGTCCATGATACTGCGCTACTGTCAACGGTTGCGCTAAAGTCATATGTGAGCACAGTCAGCCCGCCACGTGCTTTTGCTTCGTCAATCAGTGTTTTTAGGATGTACGCTTTTGTTACATTAGTAAACGTGCGGGTTGTTTCTGTGCTCCCATTATCCCAGACAATAGCGTCTTCCAACAGTGCCAACGCGCCACGGCCTGACAGTGATACCCACCGCCCGCCGCCCTCACTCATATCAGCCTGATTTAGTTTGATATTGTCGATGAAAAATCCGTTGCGAGATGATCCGCGATAATACGACATTGCAAACTGTCCGCTCGTTACATCGGCGGCCGCTGCGCTATCAAGCGGGATAGATAACAGCCCGCTGCCTGGCTCATTGATTACATAGTACAGGTGAGACTTATCAGTCGGTAAGATATTTTTTTGCGTGGTTAAGTCTGTGTCAAATAATCGCCATTCGCTGCTGTCTGTGGTTGCCATGTTTATCCTTTATAAATAAGGGGCGTAAAAACTAACACGAACCGTCCCTGTTGTATGCGTCGCGTCTGCAATTGACAGGGTATTTGCGCCGGTGTCAAATACCATCAGCGCGGGCAATCCGCTATGGGTGACGTTACCGATTACGTTTGTTCCTAAATCGTTTGTCGCTACATACTGCCCGTTGATGGTTGATATTGTCACAACTCGCGGGCTTGCAATCGTGCCGGTGTAAGTCAGTGTGCAGCCGTTAGTGGAATTAGTTATTGTCGTATTAGACAACGGCCCAGTGAGCGTAATCGTTGCGTCGCGTTCCTCGATTGTGCCAGGGTTCGTTACTATCATTGCTTTAGGGTTGGCATCTATTGTGGTCGTGTTGTCTGCAATGGCAGTGCTAAGACGCCAGAAAGGTGATGTCATAATAAATTCTACAGTCACGCGGGCGAGTTTGTCAGATAACCGCTCGGCGTCTATTGCACCATCTACGGAAGCAAGCGCATTTCTAACTGTGGAATCTTCCATTGTCATTGCTAAAGTTTGCTGGGTACGCACTGAAAACAATTTCCGCATAGTATCAAGTGCGGTTTCCAACGCGGCTGCTGATGCGGTAACTACGACAATTCCAAGCGTGATTTTTCTTTGGTCGTAATATTTCTGTACAAACAAAGTTCCATGACGGTACGGCAATAAAATATTATCACCGCGCCGATCCGCCATGTCTAAATAGTCATTGACCAATGTAACGCGGCCAAAACTTGTTAATGCCGTTCCTCCATAAGTCCAAGTCGTCATGCTGCCGCTCCTGTGTAAGCTATTTTTTTCATAGCCGCTATAATTGACGCCTCGGCCGTTTCCTTTTTTGGATTATTGACAATAATATTATAAACCGCTCCACCTGCCGCCGCCTGTCCTTTTGGCGTAATTGTCACACGTTCACCGCCGGACGCTGTATCACCGTTACCCATGCGGAATCCTTCATTGCCGTATGCCATTGGGATTAGAAAATCGCCGCCGGTTGCGTGTTCGCGTTCGTCTGGTGATTTTCCGCCTGTTGTGCCTGTGGGGGCTTTGTACGGCGTGCCCGTTGACGTGCTGGGGTATTTTATAGTTGCATAAGCAGACGCGGTAATTTTAGCTTTCGCGGCCAGTAGTGCTTGATTGTCTGTCTCACGTTGTGTATATAATGATACCTGTGCAATTGCGGCCGCTTCGTTATTTGACGCGGTTATAGATGAGGCGGATGTTACCGCGTCTTGCAGGCGTAGGGTTTCCGCGTCAACTTTACGTTGCTCGGTTAGTACGTTCTCACTTTGTAAAATCCCTTCGATGGTAGCGTCTGCAACTTCTCGGCGGCGGTTGGCTTCGTCAATATCGGCCTGTGTTTTTATGCCGGTCTTTACCGCGTATTCATCAATCGCTTTCTGTTCACTGTCAAGCAATCCGCCCGCTGATACACCGACAAGTATCATGTCGTAAATCATATTATTTGCGGCTTCGTGCCAAGAGGCTTGTAGTTTATCAATGCCCTCTTGTGCTATATCCACGTCACCAAGTTTTGTTAATGCCTCTTCGCTGTTTCTTCCGTATTCCTTTACTGCATCAGCGTACTCTCTTTCTTTGTCTATTTTGTTTTGAGTTGCTTCATTATGGCTTTCCGAGTAAGAAACTTGATCTTCTGCAATCGTGCGGGACATACTTTCCATGTCCTGATTGGATTGTGATACCGCGTCAAGCGCGTCTTGATAATCTTTCAGCGCGTCTTTTGCGCCTTGCACGGCTTCTTTTTGTGCGTCGATTGCGGAAGCCGCCGCCGCCGCGGCCACTGCTGCTTCGTCTTGTGCTGCTGAGTTTTTATCTTGTGCAACAGTATTTTCCTCTACTGTCGTTGTGTTTTTTCCAAAGTAAGTATTATATAAAATAGCTAAAGGATTTATCTTTAAGTAAAGTTCTTTTATTTTTTCTAATCCAGATGCAACTTTTGGATTAGTTTTTGAAAAATTATCCCATGCTATTTCTGCCTGTTTTGCGTTAGATGTCCATACACTTATTGAGTCGGTTAGGTTATCAAATAAATTTGTAACAGGCTCTATTGTTGCCTCACCAAACGCCATACTCAAACCTAACTTTGTATCCGTAAGGTTATCAAGGCTTACTTGATAAGCATCTGATTTCTGTATTCCTTTTTCAGTCATTATCAAATTTTCATCAATAGCATTTGACATTGACCGAATACCATTGCCGCCTTTTATTAATAATTTCTCAAGTTCTGGTCCAGCTTTGCTTCCAAATTTATCAATTGCAAACTGTGTACGCTCCACACCAGCGGGAAGAGATAAATAAGTATCTGATAATCTTGCAAGGCTTTCAATGTTTGGCTCTATGCCGTCTTTTTGCGCGTTTTTGAAACCCATTTTTAATGCGTCGTAACTAATACGCACGTCATCGGAAATTTGAATTAATCTACTCGTTTCCTCGGCGGACGCGCCAAGCGAGCGTGACATATTTTTTACTTCCTCAGCGTAGTTTACAAACTCCTGACCTGTGGCATTCCACACCTGCCCCGCGATCCGCGCCGCGTCTGCTACCATCATATAGGCCGAGCGTAAATCAGTAATAGACATAGTTGACTTCTTTACTGCATCGACTTGTCCAGTCACCGCGCTTTTTGAGTTTGTAACTGCTTTGTTATAGGCAGCCTGAGACACACCGGCTTTATCAAGCCGATGCGCCAAGATGTCCATTTGTTCCTGTACTTTCTTGGCGTCGGCTATAAAGTCGGTAGCGTCACCTTCTATGGGTATTTGAATGGGTTCTGTTACTGACATAATACCTCGGCTTCATTAAGTAGTTTCTCCATAGCGGGGTTTTTTTGCGCCCATTCTGACCATGCTTTACTTTCGGCGCGGGAGTGATATGCAATTGCTATGTTTTCAGACAGTATCATTCGGCGAAGTTCTCCATAGTAAAACTGTCGGCGGCCAGTAATTGCCTCAATCCCGAATCGGTCAATTTTTTGTAGTGTGTCTATTTCGCGGGAATATCCGTCGCCTCTACAATGTCCGAGGGCGTCGGATTTAACACGTTTGGGATTTCAATTTCTCCAAGGTACACATTAAAAATATTCTTATAAATCCAGCTTATCAAATCATGTGTATCTTTACGCGGAGAAGCGGGGAAGTTGTCAATTGACAAATTATCTGGCATGTTTTCAAGTTCCCATTTTTCCACACACGCAAAAACGCCAGGGAGTTGCAGGTTGTCATAAGCTGATAAAAACGCCCTGCCCTCGGCGTCTGTCTTTGGCTTATCAATACCGATCTCTACCGCTTGCGCTTGTGGGATGGTAAGAGGGTCGGCGATTGTCACCGACCCTTTGAATCTTTCTATGGGGCTAATTATTACTTTTGACATTTCATTATTCTTTCTGCCTGATACACAGGCTTATAGTTTATGCGACTGTGATAGCGGTTGTGCCCCAGTCTGGGGAAGTTCCGCCGCCGACATGAGCCAATTTACAGGAGTAAGTACCCGCGGCTGGGTCAACGGTGTAATCGGTGACAATAATCGAATTATCAGCACCAAAAACGGGGTCGCCTGTTGCCCAATAATTTTGTATGCCGAAATAGATACCAAAAGCGCGTGGGGTAAGTCCACCATTCAACGGTTCAAGCACTGTGTGAGAGCCTGATAAAGCGGCAACTGCACCGCTGCCACTTGCAGCCGTTGCGTCGGTATTATCAAACGGGCCGGTAATAGTTACGGCAATATTGCCTTGCCCCGCCAACATTCCTTTTACGGCCTCTTGCAAACTTGATACGTCCACCTCGTCGTAGGTGATACCAATTGACCCGTAAGATTGAATCGGGATGTCACGAAGCACGCCGCCCGAATCTTCGATCTGCATTTTTGTAAAACGTCCTACTGTTCTGCCTGTTGCCATAGTAATCTCCTATTAGTTACCTCTGACAAAAGCCAGAGTGTACGTGATGGATGTCGCCAAAGTGAAGGCGGTTTGAAAACGAATAAATTGACCAACGGTTGCATCTTTTGCAAGCACCACTATTCCACTAACACCACCGCCGACACAGTTTATAGTTCCAGATGAAAGCAGGTCACTAAAGGAAGCATTAAGGTTTGTGGTAGTGGAGTGTTGCACCTTTATTGCACCTGTCATATTTCCAGTACCAGCGGCTGCCGTGACGTGATAAACCATATAACCACCTGCTGCGGTTGTGCCCGCTAATTGGTCAAGGCCGATTGCTGTATTCGCTGCGGTTTCAGCGCGTAACGAGTGGAGCAACACACCCCACGGCCGCGCATAATTCAGATTACCCGCCGCACCTGATGTGTTTGCAAATCCAGCAGTAACGGTTACAGGGTTGTCGCTGGGGCCTGTCTCATATCCTGTCTGTAAAAATTGACCATTAAAAGCGGGGTCATTGTCGGCGGGGATTCCATCAAAACCAGCGGCAATTGTGACTGTTCGTTTTACGCCCGCGCCGCTCATCAAGGCATGTATGCCGCTTGTTGCGGTGTTATCAAATAAACCCTGCAATGTTCCCATTCCAACAGTAGCATTGCCTGGCCATGTGCTTTTTACGTCAAGGCAAATCGCGTCATCAATGCCCTCTTCAAATGTGCAGGACAACGGCCCAAACGAACGGGAATAACAGGCCATTTCGCGCCCGTCAATGTAGATGCGGTAATTCTTGAGTACAGTCCTAGCCATGTTTTACCTTCTTTTTTGTGGCTTCAATAAAAATAGGAAGTGAGTCTGCAAGTTCCGTGACTTCAACTACATCTTTAATAAATTCAAAAGCCCAATCATGTGCAATCCAATCTGCGGCGGTTTCAGTGTCAACATCTACGATCTGCCCCGCCTCCAATCGTCCGCTTTCAGTCTGTACCGCGTGTGTTAGTTTTACGATCATCTGTTTACAATCTCCATAAAGTTAATGTCAAAGAAGCAACCGAAAAACACGTTACGAACCTGTCCTGATTGCGGGGCTTGTATTTCACCAAAACGGCTGATTGAAATTGATACAACAGACGCGGCGTAATTATTCATTTTTCCAATTTCGCTGTAAATCAAATCTACATTAGCCGCCATTGAAGCGTAGTTTGAAGCCATTGTATTCGCAGCGATTGAAACTCTATGAAGATAGATGTATCTTAACGTTCGCGTTACATCGAATTGTCCAGCAATGCCGATCATTTTAATTTGTGGGTCTGTCTGCATAGACGCGAACCACTCATCAGGATGCGGAAAGAATATCGGACAGTCGGTATCTTTTACGACTTTCGGAATACCTGAAACATCTTTGAAAGTAACGCCTGTTACAACAAGGTTGCTTATTGCGGTTGCTAATGCGGCTGTATTAGGAGCCATACTTATCTATCCCAATTCTGGAATCTATCATCAAACGCATCACGCTGAAATATTGGGTATGTGGCGGCACCCTTATTGTTAGTATCACGAAAACCGATGTCACCTGTTGAAGTTTCACCCGCTCGGCTTGCACCTAATGCACCAAGACCACTTGCAAACATTTCAACCCATGACAAAATCGCACGTCTTACCCCTGCCATTGGTGAATCACCGCGCTGTAATGCGGCGTCTGTGTAATAACGGCCTGCCGAGTTTGCGGCGTGCGCCAAATCTGTTACGGCCTCAATAATGTACGATTTTATCGCTAACACTGCGTCGGCTTGTGTGATAGGGATAAGAAAACCTTGCGCAGCAAGCGCAGTATTCATAATAGCGGATACTTGGTCAATCCAGCCTTCAACCTGTGCAAGCGTCGGGATTGTCGCGGTAGTGTATGTGCCTGTAGTTGTGTACAGGTCGGTTAGTGCTGCGACATCTGCCGCCGATCCGTAAGAGTTTGTACCTGTTGCCATAGTTTTATTTCAGCGAATAACTCGCTGCCAGTGTACCTGTAGGTGTTCCGTCGTTTGCTGTTCCGCCTTGCGTGAACATAATATAAGCAATGCCGCGAACATCTAAAGTAATGTACCCATTACGACTTGCAGTAAGCGCAAAGTTTGACGACGTGACGGTCTTTGCGCCAGCGGCCGCGCTCCACTCTGCAAACGGGTGGGTTGTACCTGTCGCTGATTGCAGAGTGGATGGGATGAGCGTCAAGCCGGTTTCATCGCCTTTTATATAGGTAAAGAACAGGGTCAGGAATTCATATCCACCAGTTGCAATAACTTTACCAATAAGCGTCTGCGCTGTTTTACTGATGACTGTCGATGCTTGCAGTGTCTCACTTACGGGGGCGTTTTGGCTCATTCTGCACCTTCCTTTCCGGCTCTGGAATCGGCGCAACTTCCGACAAAATTTCTAAAGCTGGGTGTCGCTGCGCTTCGGTTTCGTTTTCTTCTGGCACTTGTCGCGCTTCGGATTTTATAAATTCCAACCCAAAAGCAACCAGTGTTTTATAACGATATGTTTCTTTTACTTTTGCTTGCATTTATTACTCCAAAGGGGTGGGCTGTTACACCCGCCCCAATTACTTAGGCAATCGTAAACTGGTGACTACCTGAAACATCCTCTTAGGTGTTACCCAAATGAGCAAGCCGCCAATTCCCATAATAGAAATTGTATGAGCCGAAGAATTTGAAGTAGTAAGTACCACCTTCAACGGTCTCAGGGTCAAACCAAGCGGTTTGAAGTGAGGGTTGTTCGCGCATCACAATCAAAATTGGTTTGATCTGCATTGAGGAAGCGACCAAAGACCATGCGGTTGAATCGAATTGTTCAGACACTACATAGCGGGTCTGGCCTGCATATGGGTTATTCTCGCGGTTGGCAGTGTCATAAGCAAACGGGTTATTACAAATTTGAGCTGCGACGCGCTCCAATTCAGGAGACACAACAAGCAGGTCATAATTGTAGCCAGCGTATTCGCCTTGATCGTTGCGGAATTTGCGAGAAGCCACGCGGACGGTTTCAAAGTTATCAAGCGAGAGAGGCAAGGCACTAACATTGTCCTGTCCGGTCTGATACTCAGCTCCCTTGTCAATATGAGCGGCATTGTAAAACGAAAGGCCGTCATAGCCCGCACCGTAATTAGTCACGGCGTCACCATCATTCAACGCCTTGAACGCGCTGTTGCTGATGTGGAGTGGGAAGTTTACGCCAGCGGCACGGCTTTTCTGTTCGAGTGTTCCGGTTTGGTCATCGCGTGCGGCTGTGTAAGACAGGCCAACAGTGACTTCAAAATCCTTCGGCTTGACCTGCAAGGTCTTTTCGATGAATGAGCGTTTCTGAGTGCGGCCTTTGCTTTCAACAGGCATAGGGGATTCTCCCAAATCTACCAAGTCGATTGAGCGGGCGTCCATCGGCAACATTTTAGCGATGGATTCCCATGGCTTGACAGCGGGCATTGGGGCGGTAAGGAAGCCAGTCTTGGCGGCTACCAGTAAATGCTGGGGTACGTTTCCTGAAATTGTCATTGTTTATTTCTCCTATTACGCGCCAGCGCAAATGGTGGGGGATGAGATTTGAACGTAGCAATAACCATCAAGTACACGGTGAAGTTTTCCGAGCATGGGGTTATCTGCGGCGGTTGCTGAAAGGGTCGCGCTATCGCTCATATAAACGGTATCACCCAAATCTGCGTCGGTAAACACAGCGGATTTAAAGCCTACGATGGTAGGCCATACCCAAAGTTTAGCTTTGTTGTCAACTTCGGTATCAGTCGTCTTAACTGCAATGGGACCTTCTGCGGCGATGCCAGCAAAAATATCAGTGGCCGCCACAACTGTAGCGTCAACGAAGCCGCGCAAGTAAACGGTATCTTCGGATTGGTCAATAATCATCGGCTGCCCTTTGTAGATGGTTTGGGCGGCTGAATTGTCGAGTGTAAATTCCTCGGTGAATTCCTGTCCCAAAATGCGGACAGGGGCATTAGCGGTAAGGTCTGCCATTATTTATTCTCCTTCACAAATTCGGTCAAGTCGTAATCAGACGCCAATCCAATCTCAGGGTTGACGCTAAAGAAACTTTCAGGGGTCTTGCCTGCCTCAATCCATTTATTCATAAATGATTTGAATTCAGCAGGGAAAGGCTGTTTGCTTTTGTGCGAGGCACTCTTGCCGTGTTCCTGAAAATCAACAAGTTTTGCTTCCATAATTTTACCGACAAAATCCATAACTTTTTCGGCGTCATTGAATGAAAGCAGGTCGGCGGTAATATCTTCTGCTTTCATAGACAGGGCAATAACTCCGCCCGTAATTTTTGCAGAAAATTCCGCTACCTTCGATTTCAACTGCTCGGCTTTGAGCAATTCGGCGGCGCGTTCTACTGCCAGCCGTTCGAGTTCTGCAATCGCTTCGGGCGACTTCATTAACTCAGCCACGCTTAATTCTGTACCCATATTCTGTTGCTCCTGTTTGGGTTGTGGGTTGGCTTTATTATCAGCCTTGAATAATGCGACAAACTCTTTACCGAGTTCACGCAATGAATCCATTGTAAATTCACTAGCCATTTCAATCTCCTGTAATTCTTCGGATAGCTCAATCGGGCGTAACATCATGCGCCCTTTACGGTCGCGGCTTGCAGGGTAGTTTGTCATTGATCCACCCAATATAACTTTTTCGGTGGTGTCAACAGTTGGCGAAAAGAAGCGACGCACATTCCCTTTGATTAAGTCTGTTCCCGCCTGTGTCCAGTTTGCGCCGAAGCGGATAATGTTTCTATTCGTATCCAGCGTTAATTCGGTAATCCAGCCCGCGCCGCCTTTATGATCGTGCCCGTCAAGGTCGATGGGGAGGCCGACAATTTCGCCGCTGTCTGTCTTTGTGCTTTCGAGAATATCTTTTGTGTTGGCGATGTACTCCGCCAATTCAGCAGGCTTGAATTCAACCTTGCGCCCGCGCATGTCAGTAAACACACCCGCCGACATGCCATCAAATGACGGCAATCCTGTACCTAATTCAACAAATAGAAAATCTTCCATTATCACCTCAATAAAACAAAATCGGCCTGCAATCCCGTTAGAGATTACAAGCCGTTTATGTGCCTGCCTTACGCGCCGACTGCAAAAGCCTTCAACGCGAGCTATTTATTTTTTTACATTCTACCACAACTTACGGCGTATATGGAAATCGCTCTGTTATTGTCTCACTTCCAAGTGGCTCGTGTGTTTCGTGTTCCGTGCCGAGTAGGGATTCAATCGCTTTACGCTGTGCAATAATTGACGCTCTTTGCATAGTGATACCCTTCTCTTGCTCAATCAATAAAGCTCGGAGGCGTACCCAATATTGCAATTCCTGTGATGTCATTTGTTTCCTTTTGTTTTCAGGTAATTATTTACGGCTGCTATTGCGCTTCTTATGCCGCCTTTCATATTATCCAAGATAACTTTTGTTTGCTTGCGCCAGTTGGCTTTTTGCGGCATTCGCGCTTGTCCTTTATTGTCTCTTGTCCAATACGCGCCTTCCTCTGGGTTTATGATTGTGTAATTCCAATCTGTAACAGCGACATAATCCCATGCCGCATGAACTTTTCCAGTACGGTCGTATTTGTTTAACTTAACACCGCCTTGACCATCACTCTCCCATATGCCAGTAGCAAAGAAAAATCTTATCTGCTTCTTAGACCAAACATAACCTGCCTGCTTTCCACTAACGTATTTATATGAGTCAGAATGCTTTAATCCATGCGATTCATTCCCTATCACGTATTCGGTAAACGCTTTAAGCGCAACTTTTACAGTTCCGCGCGGGATGTCGGAAAGAAACTTTTGTAATTCCTTAACGCCACGAATTTTAAATGATATGTTCATATCGTGAATAAATTCCCGTTGTCGTCACGCAAGAAATGATTACATCTATATCCATGACATTTAAAATCTCGATTGGGCGGTATCGCATTATGAGATACCCACCAACTAGCCTTATGTCGTTTGCCTTTGTACTTTGCACAATCCGAGCATGTGAACGCGCCGTCGTCACCGTCAAAGGTCAGCATCTTTGAGCCTGCCGCCATTGTTTTTACATTGGCATAAATCCCGTCAAGGGTTGCGGCGTAACCATCTGCAATCGAGAAGGCTTCTTTTGTGTAAGTCGCGTTCCAATCCTCTTTAGCGTCTGGGTCGTTTTTCAAAAGGCGTAATCTATTTGCGGTATTGTCCAGGTAACCGAGTTCCGCATTTTGTGAAGTTGCTACGATTGACGCAGCATCCTCATCTAGCGGTAATTTTCCGCCGCCATCCAACCAAGCCAAATCGCCTGTCACCACATAGGCGGTTGACATTGCGCGTTTGGCGGGTAACTTGAATTCGTTTACGCTTTTATTCGTTGTCATATATTCCCAAACCGCATCGTAAATACTAGCCCAATACTCACCGCGAATTTTTGAATATTCGCCGAGCGTTAGTTCTAAAACCTTGCGGGCTTGTTCGAGATTGAATTCCATTATCTTCCTTTCATTTCTACATGGCGGCGATTATAGAATTTGAGTGATTGTTCAATCGCTTCTTTTGTGGCAGTAGCGTCCTCTGCCATAGGGTCGGCGTCAACTTCCAGAGCGGGCAATTTTTCTTTTGGTGTTTCCTCTGCATCTGGTAACGCCTGAGACAAAAAGCCCGAACGTTTGCGGATTGCTTTCAAGTCATCCTCACCAAGCGGTAAGATACCATTCATCTGCTGTAAGAACACGCCCATTTCACCGAGCGCAATACTCTTTTCAATGTGACTAAATCTAATCTTCGGGCGGGCGGTAAGTTTTGGGAACGCCGTCTTATTCCACTCGTAAAGTTTACGCCCCACCTGTTGATCGTATTGCGATGCGAATCCGTCAAGCATAGCGTTATAGGTAAACACACCCATTGAGGAACTATCATCAGCGGCCGCAAATGACCCTGTTCCCGTCATTGTATTTAGTGCAATAAACTGCATCATGTAGACAGATAGTGACAAAATAGAGTAGTGTTTTATCGCGTCAAGAATAATACTGCCAGCGGTGAATGAAACATCTTTTACCTGTCCATCCATGCCGAAAGGCCACAGGGCATAATTACCTTCCTGCGCTGTAAGGATTGCCCGCGCCGCATCTCTAACATTTGTTTTATCCTGTATCGTAAGGTCGCCCGCGACTGTGCGGTTTACGTTGAGATACCCTGCCGCGTGCTCTGCCCCAATACCAAAAACAACCTCAAGCCCATATCGTAACCGCTCAAGCCGCCATACTGCCTGCAAGGGCGTATTACCTTCGGGGTTGTTTGGGTCGCCGAATGTCAGATGAAGCAAGTCAGACAAAGGGAGAGTGATAGGTTGGTTAGGGTAATCCTGTTGTTTGAATGCTGTTGCGCGTTTATCTTTATTAAACTCCCATCCGTAAAACGTTGATACGTCACGCATTGCAAGCCGCCGAATCCCTGTCAGGCCGTCATCAGCTTCACTTCGCCATTCATCAGGCGAACCATTAGCGGAGGCGGGCGGTGTCCAATTCGGATCACGCTTTGACGGGACAATAGACATAATCGAAAATCCGTCAAATGGGGTACGACTAACCATCGTTTCGCAGAATTTAGAAAAACCACCCTCCATGTTTTCAAAGTCTGAATAGATAAAATCCTGATAGCGTTTATCATCGTCTGTTGGGTCGTCTGGTAAATCTACAACAGGCGAGATGTAGCGTGACCAACTTGTGAATGCGTTTGATACCATCCGTATTTCAGGCATAGAGTTTCTAAGCCTTGCGTACAATGGCGCAACCTGCGGCCAGTACAGCGCGGAGTTATACGCCTCAGATACAAAACCACTAAATTCTTTAAGCCCGCTTGTGCCGGATTCAAAGAATTTTATACCGATAGGTTGTTTTTTTTCCTCGTCTGCCAAGTTTACTATTTTACGTTTTCGCATGTTCTAACTCCATTTGTTTATGTAGTTTTCAATCTTACCTATTCCAGAATCCCAATTTAACTTTGAAGCATCATAAAAATTACACATCATTACCGCTTCGCCAATATCAGGACTGCGGCCAATACGCGCTTTTATCTCCTGCTTATCCTCAACTTTTACGCCCGCGCTTGATACCTCATAACGTGCCGAGCATAAATCAGCAAGTAATTCAGTGTCAGGCGGTAGGGCTATATCATCGCCGCTGTTTGGGTCAAGCGCATCTCTCATTCTCCAATACATTTCAGCGCGCTTATTTCTCATCTTTAGTTTTCCGCTTTTATCGCGGTATTCGCTACCCTCGGCGGGATTAAGTGGGATTACATTGTCGTATATTACTTTTAGATGGTCATAAGCGGATGAGCCAATACCGCTAACGTCAATGTTAATATAACCTGGCTTCTCATCCCCTATTTCAAGCCGTGCAAACTCCGCCATTATAGCACCGTCTTTTACAACAACACCTTCCCACGTCTTAACGTAATCAAACCAGTTATCATAACGCTTTGACAATGCGGTCTTATCACGCCCGCCGCGTGACGGGTCAATACCAACGGCGGTTAATGGTGTGGTCGGCTTCTCGCGTTCAACCCATCGCCTTTGTGCAAGCCGCACCCACTCAGTAGGGATAATCTGAAATGGATTAGCGATTGCGGACGCTCTAAAATCACCGTTAAGTAATTGACTGCGAAGCGGTTCAGGTAGTGATTGCAATACTGATTTATAACGCCCGTCTTGTGAATAAAAAGGATTATCGTCAAGCCGAGCCGGTATAAATGTTCGTGAGCGTGGGTGTAATGTCTCACCTTTATACTCAAAAGGCGTGCCGTCTTTCGCTTCAACTTCGCACCCGTCTTGCACTACATACCAACGCAATTCTCCAGCCTTTGCAGGGTGTGCGTGGTCGGGGTCAAGCCATGCGCCCCATCGTTTTATAATCCAGTTGCCAGCTTCATCTGTGGGGGGGTTGCCTGTTGCAATCACGCGGACGCGCTGCCCGCTATCAGTTGTGCGATTCCATCCGCAAATAAATTCATACTGTGATTCTGTGAATTCTGGTAATTCATCAAATGCTTTCAAGTCGTGCGGGCGTCCTTGCCAATCTTTTTTAC